TCTATACGCACCTTTTGCCAATAATACTGATTATATCTGGCGTTATGGTAACGTACATTACGTCACTCAAGGCATATTTGGTACAACGATTCCGTCGGGTTATCTAACAAGTTGGAACACCCTATCTGGTGGACAACTTCGATATGGTCCCATTTGTACACCACCAGAATGTAACCCAAGGTTTAAAGGGGTATGGTATCTGAGTGGTATATATCGTTACTGCTTAACAACATCAATTTCAGATGGAATAAGAGCAGAATTCTTTCAAACGGCACATGCTTGGCAACTACAACTAGAAGGCTGTGAGAGTGACTCAATTACTTTAGTAGGAGAGTCTTCATGTCCTATTCCGTTTAGACCAATGTTAAGGCCTTATATTTCGCAAAATGGAGAATACAGAAGTATACTCTTACCAACTTCAAATCCGCTAAGGACTGGAACTCTTGGTATTGCGATTGAACTAGGAGACATGCATTTTGTGCGTTATCCTGGTTGTAGAGAAAACTACCGTAATGAATGCATATAATGTCAAACAAAACTGCTTCAAAACTTTTCATTGTAAGAAACAGTAAGTGTCGAGGTTGCATCATAGAGGCTATAACTTACCTAATTAACTCAGGTAAATCATTAGCAGAATTGATTAAAGACCTACCTCCTGCAAGGGTTGATTACTTACTTCAGAAGAAGATACTTTCTCCTCAAGATATTGAGTGATTAAGTCATCTAGAATTCCTTCTTTCAGCACGAAAACAGAATCTACGAAGACGCTTTGATGAACTAATTCAAGAAGCTCTTGGGATATTCGATCGTAATTTCTATCTTCGATGATAGGATCTTGTGATTTAAAGTTCTCGTTAGGGCGGAAGTTGAATTCTTTCCCGTTAGGACTATCTTGGCTTTCAGGCATTGGTGGTAATTCTCCTTTTGAATTTTCAATTTGATTGAAATTGACATCCTTCATTAGATCTAATTCACTCAAAGAAGTGATCAATTTGTTTTGAAGGCTAGGGATGTAATCCTCTTTGCCAATCTCTTTTAGTAAATCTGTAAAGATTTTTCCAGTTTGCTCCTCGTAGATGTATCGGAACATAGCTTGTTTAATTAAGCCTAGATTTCTTGACACACGATTAGCTCGGAAGATCTGCATCAGATTATCGAACGGTAAAACTCTTTGTGAATCAATTTTTATTGACATATGGTCATCCATATACTCAAGGAATTCACGACAAGAGAGATGATTACCAACTAATGAGAATTTAGCTATAAAAGCCATGTTTTCTGAATTCTCTTTAACATTAGAGGTAAAATCTTCAATGATTGAATCTTCTACACCTAAGTCTCTTGCCTCATTGATCATCTTTTCAACTGATCCAAAATTCATTTTGTATTCAGTCCAAAGTAAATTTGGGGCTAATCTCATCAAAGGTTGTGTAGGTACTAATTCCCAAGAACCATACTTGAGATATTTCTCACGATTGTAATAAAATCCAAGGAATGAAAAATAAGCCTTAGAACCAGAGGTAACTTCTTGTTTAGCTGGATTACAGATTAAACCAAGTTCACTCATTATAGAAGAGTAAACCTCAGGGTTGAATTCTTCGTCAGTAAAGAAGCAAGTGTCGTCACCGTACCCAAAGT